GACGGACAAACTTTTATTGTAGAACATTAAAACATAAGAATATGAAAATTGTAGTTTTAGACCGATTTCTTGCCAAAGTCCTCTACCTTGATGTAGATGACGCAGTGATTGAAAATGACGATGTTGAAGGGTGGTTGCGCCGTAAAGGTTATGAACCTAAAGACTATCCTTTCTTTAGGACGGTTGCCCGTATGCAAGGGGCTACAAGGCAGGAATTTCACAGGCAAAGGCAATCATAAGAAGCCTCTTGTCAAAGAAATAAAACGAGAAGTTATGAAAAGACGGAAATTGAAAAAAACGAAGCCTTGGACTAAAAGGCAAACGAGTTTTATAAAGGAAAACTACGGAAAGGTAAGCGTTAGGAAAATCGCAATGAGATGCAAAAGAACCCAACTTGCAGTAAGGCTAAAAGCGAAAAAGCTGGGGTTGGCAAAACCGAGAAGGGTATCAATGAAGCCAAAATATATAAAAGCGAGGCAGGCCTTAATACTACGGCTTCTTCGAGATCCCACTGCGACCTTGCGTAATATTAAAGAAAGGACGGGGCTAACTTGGTGGGGCGTAGAAAACTACATAAAAACTGCAGATGGCGAACTCAAGAAAGTGCTAAAAGCAAGAGAAAAACTATATAGAAGAAAATACTACAATGCTAACAAAGAAAAAATATCAATAAAGAAAAAAGAATATTACCAAAAGAACAAGGAAAGGTTAAAAAAAGCTCGTATAGAACGCTATCGGAAAGAACGCGAAGATACACTCGCTTTCTACCGTAGAATCGGCAAGATAGATAGGCGGACAGGCAAACCATATTGACCGTGAAGTGGTGTTAATGACTGAAATAACCTTTAGAATCGCTTTTGGTGTCGGTAGCCATCCGCTACCTTTGCATCGTAAACATTAATAAACAAAACGGAAAAATGAAAAACTTTAGATTAAACATCAAAACCTGTGCGTTGGCTCTGCCTTGCGCATTAGTGATTTCAAATTCATTCGCATTGGAGATATGTGGCGTGGCCTATGGGCTGATTATGCTTGCTTTGGCAGCCAAGACAAACCGGGGGCGGAACGCTATTGAACGGTTGTACAAGCAATCTATTGATATAGATAACTGGTTGGTTGGTCGTAAATAATGGAGGATATACTATGAAAGCGATAACAGCGAAACAACAAAAACAGCTTGAAGACAAGCTGGTGTACGTAAAGAGAAAACATCCACGTATGTACAAGGACTTGAGACTCCACTTGAACGACCTCGGAACAAGGATTATGTTAGGTGTCTATCGGAAAGGCTTTAACAATGTAACACCGTTTATGAGTTACGAAGCGATGTGGCACGTTTTAGATTGTATGGAATTTCCTATAGATGAAGAAATAAGGAAATATAATTACAAAGCATACAAACATGAATGATAAAGAAGAAACAGCGATGAAAACTTATAGAATTGTCAGAAAGACAAACCCTTACCTCGCACAACGTTGTCATGGCGACAAGACATACGAAGTCTTGCATGAGGGCTTAGCGCTCAAGGAAGCGTATAAAATTCTCTTGGATATGTACAATGAGTACGCAGACCATATCATGCCAAATTGGGGTATGGCCGTCTGCCATGATATAAACGGTTCTACCGAAGCCTACAAGACCCACAGTGACGGCACGAGGTCTTTCGAGTGGGATAGCAGGATGTTTGAGATAGAGGAAGAAAACAAAGAGGAGGACTGATTATGGCAGTAAAAAGGTTAGACGGCTGGAGCGGATATAGCCGCTACGAGGAGTATTACTCCGTAGATAGCATTGAGGAGCTTGAAAGGCTTTACGCCAAAAAGAAAGAAATGGAATATGACTACAAAAATGGCATGAGCCTCCGTGTCACCAAGATTGAGCCGACTGAGTGCGGAGGCCGTTCGATGTGCTTTGACGGCTTCATTGAGAGTGGCAAGTCTTATAAGGGCGTTGGCTTTGATGTATGCGAGTGCAACGTTTCTTACGACAAGGCGGATTATTACATTGTACTTGAAAAGAAAGGATAGGTTATGAACATATTTACAGACAATCCCGACTTCTATCCAACGCCCGATGAGGTCATAGAAAGGATGATGATGGGCGAAGAGATAGCAGGGCAGAAAATACTCGAACCGTCCGCAGGAAAAGGAAACATCGTGGACTGGCTCAAAGAACGAGGGGCGAATGTCATTGCGTGTGAGAACGACCCTACCTTGCGCAAGCTGCTTGACGGCAAGTGCGAGATTATTGGCGATGACTTCCTAACCGTAACGGCGGAGCAGATAAGCCACGTGAACCAAATAGTGATGAACCCACCGTTCAGCCACGGAGCGGAGCATATCCTGCACGCTTGGGAGATTGCCCCTGCTGGATGCACCATTACTGCCCTGTGCAACGCCGACAACTTCGAGCGTTGGTATAGCGACAAGAACAAGGACAGGCTGAAAGAAACCATTGAGCTTTACGGACGCAGGGAATACCTCGGCGAGGTTTTCAGTAAGGCTGAGAGGAGAACTGTATGTAGTGTTGAGTTGGTGAAGCTCTACAAGGAGGGTAGCGGCGAGAACGAGTTTGACGGCTATTTCTTCTCGGAGTTTGATGAGGATGATAACAGCAACACGCAGCCCGGACTCATGGAGTACAACGTGGTTCGAGACCTCGTAAACCGCTACGCCTCGGCAGTCAAGATGTTCGACACCGTGAAGGAAATGGCGGATAAGATAAACGAGACGGCGAAAGCAGATGACTCGGAGTATGGCTACCCGCCCATAAAGTTCACGGCGGTCACGGCGCAAGGACACGAGACCACCGTGACGCACGCCCAGTACAAGAAGGAGCTGCAAAAGTACTACTGGCGCATAATCTTCAACAAGCTCAACATGGAGAAATACTCCACCGAGACCTTGCGGCAGCAGCTCAACAAGTTCATCGAGCAGCAGAGCAACATACCGTTCACGATGAGGAACGTGTACCGTATGCTTGAGGTCATCGTGGGGACAAACGGCCAGAGGATGAAGACGGCGTTGTCGGACGCTTTCGACTTGATTTGCTCCTTCTCGGCGGAGAACAGCACGGCGGGCGAGAAATGGAAAACCAACGCCAACTATATGGTGAACAGGAAGTTCATCGTCCCGTACATCTGCAAGGGATATGATTATTGCCACAATCCCGAACCGTATGTCAAGCTGGATTACGGAGGCTTCTCCAACAAGTTGGACGATGTGGCAAAGGCTCTTTGCTATATAACTGGGACGGACTATTCCCAAGTAGGCAGCTTATGGAGTGTTTTGGAATATGGCAGTTGGCATCGCTTTTGGGGAGAATGGTTTGATTGGGGCTTCTTCCGCTGCAAGGGCTACAAGAAAGGCACGATGCACTTCGAGTTCTTGGATGAGGACGTGTGGTTCAAGTTCAACTATGAGTGCGCGAAGGCCAAAGGCTGGGCGTTGCCGAAGAAAACCCCGAAACCGTCAAAAAAGAGAAAACAAGAAACACAAATGGATTTATTCAAGGAGGATTGAAAAATGCAACTAACGGATAAAGACAGACAGCTGATAAAAAGTTGGGGCTACAAGCCCGTTGAAGTGGCGCAGATAGCGCATGTCGTGTTCTTCACGAAGTACAAATGCTGCAAGTTCATCTGTGATGACAAAGGCAGTGTTACTTGTGGGGAGCGCAAGAACATCACGGAAACCGAGGCGTTGAGGAAACTTGGGCGTGAGCGTTTCTTGAAAGGGCTGTGCCGCAGTGCGTTCCATTGGACTGCATCTTGCGAGACTGGCAATGGGAAGCTGGTAGAATTTGACAGCGTACGATATTTCAGAGACAATTAACATTCCATCTGCATTGGCTTAGACTAAAGAATGTGAAAATCTGTATAGTTTGGAGTAAAAGAATTAATTTTGCAGCGTTTAATTTGAAGGCAGTCTCGTTGTGAAACGAGTTGCCGTTTATTAATGTTTACACGAGCTGTCTTGCTTAACGCATGGCAGCTCTTTTTGTGAAAATCGAAGAAAATATTTGACGGTTAGCAGAAAACTCTTACCTTTGCAAATGTAAAACATTAATAAACTATTAAACATTACAAAGATGAACACATTAAAAGCATTTGGGGAATATCTTATAAGTGCAGATGATAACAATCCCTACAACGGACACCCCGAAAAAAAAGGATATAAGACAAGACACGACATTGAAGATTGGGGCGAGTTTGGTAAGGCGAGACCTATTTGGGGCTGCTTTCCGATAATATTGTTTATAGTCTTAGCGACATATCTCATCTACACCTTTGTAGATGTTCTTTCACGGCCTGTGCCGTTTTAATCGTGCAGATAAGCTGATTTAAAGGGAGGTCGGAAACGGTCTCCTTTTATTGTTTGGTTTCAGCGGAGATGACATCCCGAAAAGGAATGTTAATCCTTATTGTTTCGTGAGGGTAAACAATGATTTATGAATAGATAATTACCACCTTTGCAATGTAAACAATAACAAACAATAAACTATGGTACAGGAACACTTAACTAATATTGCGACATTGGCAAATGAAGCCTCTGCGCAAATCGCATCTGTTATAGCACAGGTTGAACAAATTAGGGCTGACTACGATGCCGCCTACATCAGAATTAACGCTGCGTTAGATGCGGCTTTTGAAGCACTTGATAAATGGGAAAGGGCGTAATAATGGAAAGAATGAAAATTGAAGACGAGATACGTTCCTTGACGTACGAACTCGAACACATTAAGAACGCTTCCATTGATGATGTTTGCGTAGAATATAATGTTGACTGTAAGGACGACATTATTGAGGCTATTGAATTTGAATTAAACGGACGCAGAAAAGACCTCGCTGAACTTGACGCTGCCGACGAAGCGGAGCTATTCAATGAACGGCTTGGTTGGCATGAGGGCGACCCCGATCCAGCTTTCTCTTCATGGAGAGAAGTCAACGGAATGTTTTACCGTATATAATTAGCTATGAGGCACTTAATAATACCAACATTTCCAAAAGACACGAATTGTTAAGTGTTTATAAATGTTCGTGCGGCGAAAGGATTGTAAAAGGTTCTTTCGCCGTTTTTGGAGATGATAACTACCTTTGCCCTTGTGATGTATAAAACATTTATAAACCATTTAACATTGTAGAATATGAATAACGCAGAAAAGAAAAACAACAGTATGGCGCAAGTCCATGAATTGAAAACCAATTATCCCGATGTATTGGTGTTGTTAAGGTGTGGCAACTTCTACCTATCTTATGGGCAAGACGCTATTGATGCAAGCGCAATCCTGCAGCTCGTATATTCGAGGGCTACGGACGGAACGGAGATAGCAGGATTTCCATACCACGCCCTTGACATCTACCTACCAAAATTGGTAGCGGCTGGTCGTAAGATAGCCATTTGCGATATGCTTGAAGAAACGCAGCGAAGATACACGGAGCTCGTCTCACCGCAAATGGCATAAGCACAGCAAAGAAAAAACATTAATAACGAATTAAACACTATGACAATGAAAAAGTATGAAAACAAGCCTTCCGCCGAGGACAGGGCGTTGGAATTGTTCACCGACAAAATGATTGAGAAAATCGAAACGATAAGCGACGATTGGAAGAAACCGTGGTTTACAGACGGCTGTGTGTGGCCGAAGAACCTCTATGGCAGGGAGTACGGACACATGAACGCCTTTATGTTGATGATGCATTGTGAGGATAAAGGCTATAAGATACCCGTGTTCTGTACTTTTGACACTATGAGCTATATGAACTTCACAAATGTAGGTGATAAATGGAAGAAAAAACTTGACGCTGACGGTAATGAACTTCCAAAGGCGCATATCATCAAGGGAGAGAAGTCGTTTCCTATCTTCCTTACCACATATACGGTAGTGAACAAGGAAACAAAGGAAAAAATCAAATACGAAGTGTACAAGCAGCTCTCGCTGGAGGAAAAGGACAAATACGATGTCTATCCTCGTATGCAGGTGTATAACGTCTTCAATATCGAACAGACGAACCTCAAGGAAGCACGACCCGAAATGTATGAGAAAATACTGAACGAGAACACGCCGAAACAACTTGAGAACAGAGACGATTTCACCTTTGAGCCGATGGACGAGATGATATACAGAGAGAAATGGCTGTGTCCGATAAAGCCGCAATATCAAGACAAGGCGTATTACTCACTGGCGAAAGACGAAATCGTGATGCCCATAAAGGAACAATTCCAATGTGGCGAGGATTGGTACACCACCTGCCTGCATGAGATGATACATAGCACGGGGGCGAAGACACGGCTTGACCGTTTCAAGGGTAATGGCGATAAGAAAGAATACGCCCGTGAGGAACTCGTGGCTGAGATGGGAGCTGCGCTGGTGGCTACACGCTATGGAATAGCCAAACACCTCAAGGAAGACTCCGCTGCCTATTTGAAGAATTGGCTTGGTGCGTTGCATGAGAACCCGAAATTCATAAAGGCGGTGTTGTTGGATGTGAAACGTGCCGCTTATATGATAACGGAGAAACTTGACAATATCAAGGTAAACGCTGAAAAAGAATGTATGGCAAACGTTTAGTGTAACGCAGCGAAAAATGCTGCCTTATCAAACTATCACGAAACGGCTGCGATGAAGTCATATCGAAGAAAAACGACTTCTACCGCAGCCGCTCTTTTGTTGCGTTCCCTGCCAAACAATGAACTCTAAACCTAATTGTAAAGTGGTGTTAACGAAAAATCTTTTCAAAAGGCTTAAAGGCACATACGATAGGTTGGTTGTACCTTTGCATCGTAAACATTAATAAACACATTAAAACGTAAAATTATGAAACTAATAAATTTCGCAAACCTGATGAAATACTCCGAGGCGGGTATCGTAACATCTGAAAACAATCTCACATGGGAAGGCTTACGCATGAAAAAATTTGGGCACGCTGCCGCTTTCGTCAGTCAAAAACAAATCATTGAGAACTCGCATTATGGATATTTGCTTCTTCACGATAAATGGAGAAATGAACTTACGGATATAGACAATGCAAACACGCCTGACCCAGACTGTGTAATGGTGGAATATGAAGCTGACGGCACCGAGGATTGGTGGCTGCTATGGAGCATCGAAAACATCAAATAAGCGGAGGATTTGACATGAAGACACTAATGACAACCGCAGCTTTTGCTCTTGCAGCCGCACTGGTTACATCGTGTTCCACCGTGGAAGTAGAAAAGGCCGCCTTTGACGGTCTCTACTTCAACGTAGAAAATGTGGTTGAGGAATTTGAGGTCGGTGAGACCGACCATTATGTCATATATGATGATATATACGCTGGTATCGACAACGAGGTTATACGTTTGACCTCCGACACCTACAAGAATGTTATTGAAAAGATTAAAAACGGTGGTGAATTCTCTGGATACCTCCACCCTGTCAAAAACAACGAAACAATAGAATACGCATTATGAACGAAGAAAAGAAACAATACATCGCAGAACAGATGTACGAAATGGAGGAAATGGGTGTCTGCGACCCCGAAACGACAGACGAACTCTTGACCCATTATGGAGGTTGGCTATCGGAGATTTTCGATATGTAGGACATACGAAACATTCGTAAAAATAAGGTAGTGAAGATTTGCGCAAACCGCAGATTTTCACTATCTTTGTAGATGTTAATGGGGGGGTAATTTGTCAAATTGAGAATCCACAAAAAACGAACGAGGTGACGCTTGCCGTTCGGCGGCTGACAAAACGTTAAAACCGACTTCTTCAATATTTACAACAAGAAATATCACCCCAAATGGTAGAAAAGACAATATATAAATGCGACATCTGCAAAAAAAGAATTTCCCATTGACGCCCAAAACAAAGAAATAGGGCGCATGACCGTGGAATACACCCTCAAAAACAACAAAGCCGACACATACGAAAGAGAAGCCACAAATCCACTTGACCTATGCCCCGAATGTACAAGAAAATAAAAAAACTTCTCGCAAATAAACTTTGACAGAGAAGACGACAAAACGACCGCAAAAAAGAATTTCTGATGAAGCAAAGATTAAATCCTCCAAACATGGGTGGCAACCACCCCTAAACCTCCTGCGGCATACATAAAGACTTAACCATACAAGAATTTGCTCAAACTAACAAGATTCTTTCCTTCTGACCCTCATACACGACATTAAATTACCACTACCGCTTTAAATGAATACCAAACAAAAACATTTATTTCAGACCTAACGAAGAAAAAACACTAAAAATACCAATTTGACACCACAAAAAAATAATCAAGCCTAAACGAAGAAAAACAAAACCCAACAAAATAAAAACCGCAAAAAGCAAACAAAAAAGACAAAATCTCTAAAAACTCAAAAAATGAAGAAAACAAACAAAAGACTAAACAAAAAACGCAACGTGGATAAATACGCAGAAAAGAAACAACACAATCAAAAAGCACCGAATTCCAAAGACAAAAGACTGCAACATTATTGACGATTTCGGAACTAAAAAGGACACGGCTTCGTGTCCGAGAAAAATGTAAAAAAGGCTATCAACGAGCTATGAAGAAACGCTAACGTTTTTCTTTAAGCGGAGAAATAGGATATTTAGGAATGAGGTGTGGATTATACACCATAGGAAGAAATCAGATGTTAGAAGAACGAGCAAAGGAGAATACGTGTGGAGAATAAGACGAATATAAATAACTGTGCTGTAAGGTTTTAGTCATATTGGTTAGAGATTTACTTCAATTTGGCATTTTCCTGTGTACAGTGGAGCGGAGAGGAGATAACTCGTTGCCTATCAGAGGGAAGCGCAGAAAAGATATGTATGAGTGCAGCGGAGATAATGCGTGTATAGGGCAGAAAAGAAACCTCAGCGCAGAAAAGAAACGCAGCAAAGAAACTTTTGTGAGGTCATGAAGCATTTTTATATTGTAGTATTATATTATGTATAATACTACAATATAAAGGCTGTGGTGCGGGAGGGTGCCTGTATGCTTGGGTGAGGATGGACGATTTCGGAACAAAGGGAGGGAGGAGGCGTTGGTTTGAGACTGTGAGAATGTTCTAAAAGTCGGATTTTTAGGCTTTAGTTCTCGAAAATCACGGGGGTTAGACCGAAAACGGTGTTCTAAAAGTCGGATTTGTAAGATAATTTCAAGGAATGGGTTTGGGCGGTTAGTGAGGACAATTTGGGAACGAGGATGAGGGAGGTGGGATTTGGAGGAAAATCGGGTCTGAAATCGGCGTTTTGCGAGGCTTGGGGCTGTGTTTTAGGTGAAGTGTTAAAATCGGAAAGGTGAAAATCAGGATATTTTACCTTTTAATAGTGATGATTGTTCTGTTTTCCTGTAAAAAGATTTTACATGGCAACAAAATTCCCGACAAAACACCCTCGAAATGGAGGTAATTGTTCTGTTTTTCGGTTTTTAGAGCAGGAAATCGAAAATGTTAAAATAAATCCGTTTATTTGTCAAAAACGGCAGCGTAAACAGGCAAGAGGCGAACCCTTTTCTGGCGGCAAAGCATGAGACAGCAGAGGAGCGTAGAGGAGAGAAGCCACGTGCCATGCCATAAAGACACGAAAGGAGAAGCCACATGCAGAGAGAAGGAACTGCGAGCGCATTTAGATTAGGGAGTATGAGAGAGAAGCCTACGCAGAGAGGAGTATGCGCAGGTTAAGAAGAAAGGAGGAGGGAGAAGATTAGGATTTGTCCTCCGAGAGGTTGAGGGTAAGAGGAGAGCCGCAGCATGGGCAGGAGAGGCCGTGGTAGGTCTTTCCAGTAGGAGAGTTGTCTGAGGGGGTGTCCTCGAAGAACTTACGATATTGCAGTCCACAGCGTTAGCGATACGGCGCAAAGTAGTAAGGTTATATTATCACCTTCAGCGATAGAGTTACATAGAGTAACGCGGCTTATACCTAAGCGAAGAGCCACATCTTTCTGTTGCAGCGGGAACTCGTTTTATATTCATAGTATAGGAGAGAGTTAAGGCATAGGTGTAGCAGTCCAGCCTGTAGCCGAGAAGAGGTCGGATAACTCACAGCCCACAGCGTTAGCAATTCGTTGTAAGATAGTAGCGGCTGGGGGGGTAGGTGAGGATAGCACTTTATCGAAAGCGGAGGGAGTCAAGCCCAAGAGACGAGCCACGGTCTTTTTACTTTTCTTGTATTTAGCGAGAGCGTTGGGAATGTCAAGAGAGACAACAAGTTCAGCCTTAAAACGTCGTCCGCAAGAGGGGCAGAAGAAAGGGGAGAGAGCTTCTTTGTCTTCATTTGCGAGAAGATAGCGGGTTATATCGTCTTTTGAGGCGAGAAGCGTCCATGCAGGTACATCAAGGGCAGCCGATAGCTTCTCCAAGCTCTTTAGCGTTATGGAACTTGATTTCAAGAAGTAGTCCACAGATTGGCGAGACTGTCCGAGAGCTTTTGCTAAGTCTGATTTAGTCCAGCCTTTTTCGTTTAGTATTTCCTTTATTCTGAGTCGCATAGTATAATGTATAAAGCAATAGTATAATGTATAAAGCAAAGGTAATACATATTTTCGAGAACCGCCCAAAAATAGATGAATTTAACATTAAACTTATATATCGCTGATATTAAATACTTTATAAAATACATTTCGTTAAATCAACGTTAATTAAATGTTAAACCGCAAATATTTCTTGCGCAAAACAAAAAACCGCCGTATCTTTGCATCGTCAATCAATGACAAACAAACATTTATAATCATTCACTTTAAAACTTGGCGGCTCGGATATATACAACCGCCACAACATTATGACGACTAACATTTATTTCGCAACGTCAAAAAACATAGTTGAAAATGTTGCTAATTTGACAAACGTTTGGAACGCGGAAACCGCCGCCGACAATGGTTTGGAAATCGTTACATCTTGGACGGCTGACGACCGCAAACGCGCACGCCGCCAAATATTCGACCTTGCGAGGATGCTACGCGGCGAAATCGCTAACGGTGCAAACTTGGGCGCAATACCCGCCGAAATCGCCAACGTTACCAACGGTAAGAAACTTGGCAAATCTAATGTTGATTTCGGCACGAACAAAACCGCAAACAAATTGCATCCCGTAATCGACGATGGTATACTATCTATCATGTGGGACGGGTTGAACGCCTACTGTTGGCGTGCTTGCGCCCCCGTTGAAAAACCCGCCAAAACGGGCAAAACGGCGGCAACGGACACCGCAACGGGAAAACCCGCAAAACCCGCCACAAAAACCGCGGCCAAAACAACGGCGGCAACCGTGAAACAATACCGCTGTAAAAACCTACCTGCAAACCGTGCCGCGCTAACTAATGCAATGGTGCCTTATGCGGAAAACGCCGATTTCCTGATTTTTGAAACGGACGCTAAAACGCTGAAACAAACCAAAATTAAAACAGTGAAATAACATTATATCCCACCACCAACGACCCCGCCACACTCCGGCGGGGTTTTTCTTTGCCCTTTGCGCCGCCCCTCCCAATATGCCGCATATCATTTCCAACGGATGCAATTTGCACCCGTTTTTTGTTGTATCTGTTTGCGCACTTGTAACCGCAAACACAAACACCCCTTATTTGCCCCTTTATTTTCGTTTTTGCGGCTTTTCTCCCTTTTGCCGTGCAATTATCCACCTGCCCACAATTTAACACGATACAAACGAAATAAAACGGCTTTTGCTCTTTGCCCCCTGCCACCTCCCACCGCCGCCGCTTTACTCGTTTCCTTTGTCGTGGCGGGGCTTTCTACCTTACCACCAACAACGAATTAACGCCGTGAACGGCTCTATTTGCCGCCGCGCCGCCGTCAATCGTGCCGCCCCTCCCTGACAACGCCCCCCCCCCGATACGATATTTGTTTACAATCCGATACCCCCAAAACGCCCAGCCCCACCCATCTCTAAATTTTTGATGATTTATAAACCCCGTCTCCAAGTTTTCGGTGATTTTGAATACCCTATTTGGCTTTTATCTGATAAGTGTTGCGATACAGGATTTGGGTTTATGGGAAAGGCGTTCTGAAAAATATTTGGCGCAAATTTTTGGAAAGGGTAAGTAATGGAGGTGTGTAGGCAAAAATTTTCGGGTTGAATTTTGGGGAGGGGTATGTATATGAGGCCGCCTATGCGTGAGAGGTTTTGTATGGGGATTTGGTTTTTACGGAAGGGTGTTAGGAAAAATATTTTGGGGTAAAATTTTGGATAGGATAAGATAAAAAGAAGTTTGGCTCTGCGCAAGTGTGTGTTTGTAAAGGAAAACGATTTTAACTTTTGTGTCAAAAATGTGTTAACTCGTGTTAAAACTGACAAAGGTTTTATTTTCTCTCTTTAATCTCTTGTCTTTATCTTTTCTTCTTTCTTTTTCTTTATTCTTTTTCTTTATAGTAAAGGGGTATGGGGGAAAGGCAATTTCTTTTTCTGTTTTGTTTTTCTTTCGTCTTTTCTTTTCTATTCTCTTTTTCTCTCTTTTCTTTTGTTGGGGTGTAGGTAGAATTTGTTAATTGGGCAGGCGTGAGATATATGTTTTTATAGCTTAACGAATTGAGGATTATCAGTGATGAAGTAAGGTTTTGACTTCATATTGTTTATTTTGGCTTTATTCTCGTTTATGTAGGATTTGAAGTTTTGAGGCAGGTCTGTTATTTCGTTGACGGATGCGGTGGATTGAATGTCGTTATAGTCCACCGCCCAGAGTTCTTTTTCTGTTTTGAGTATGGGTATGCAGAAGCAGAGGTCGCAGGGGTGCCACCCCGTCCAAACGAAAGATTTTGGGTATTTGCCTTTAAGTCGGTCGCAGATGTCGGTCTTGGGGTGTCGGTGTGATAGCAGTATTTGGTAGCCTACGATGAAGTCGAGTTGTCTCCACCGTGTCTGTTCCGCTGTGCGGTATGCCATGTTTATCTCGGAGCGGGCGAGTCGCATTGTTATGGCGTGAGTGTCGCTGATGTTTCGGTAGGAGCGTTGCACGGTGTCGGGTTTTGCTATGAGGTCTCGGACTTGGCGTGAGAGGTTTACGGAAGATGTGCCGTTCTGTATGGCGTGCGCTATGGTTGCGGTGAGCTGTGTGCGGAAGTCCTTTGCTATATCCCATATACGGCCGGAGAGAGCGAGACCTGACAGGGTGCGTCTTTGGAACGCTGCGAGAGCGTCTGCGTTCACGAGGAAATAGGCTGCACGGCGTGTGGGGGAGATAAAGTCAAGGTATTCCTCAATTACGCTGTTGACGAGGATGTCGGTGGCGAGGTTGGCGGCAGACCACTCGGCAGATTGTCCGTTGGTGATAAGGGTGTTTACGGAAAGGGAGTAGTCTTCAAGCAGCCGTTCTATGCGGTCGCTGTCAAGAGTGAAGTAGGACGGGTATGTTGGTGAGGACGTAACGATTGTAACGACTTCGGTTATGAGGTCGTCAATGAGGAGTTGCAGTTTGGTGGCGTATTGGTTGAGCCTCGTATTGAGGTTTGTGTAATCTTGCTGCTGTTTCTTCGCTATGTCAATCATCACGATTAGAATTTTGGCGGTTTGCGTTGCTTCTGAAAGGACTTCACGCCCTCGCCGCACAACTTATCGGGTCGGACGAAAACATGAAGTCCTGCGAAAGAATTTCTATTCCTCGTTATTGTCGTCCTCGGATTTGGATTGAGTGCCGTTTATCTGCTCCGAGACCGTTGCGCTGTCAATGCCTTGCACACGGATAGCACGAGTAGAAGAATCTATCTTCTCTTCCTCCTGTATTTGTTTGAGGGTTGTTTCGGGGTCTGTGGAGTAGCCAGCGTATTGTATGGATTCGAGATGGGACATTACGGGCTTGTTGCCGTTGAGCTTGAGTATGCGGTCTGCCTCCGAAGTCTCATTGTTTTGAATGAACGGAGTTATGATGTGTTCAATGTCGATAGCGTCAAGGTCATCTGACCATTCGGGTTTCATAAGTTTGAGGAAGGCCTTAATGACGTTGCCCTCACGCTCAAGGGCTTCTATCCACACGCCTGCCTCGTCGCCTACTTTGAGGTGTGCGTCAGTGAGGAGTGTCTGCCGCGCGTCGAAGCCGATGTTGCCGAGGTCTTTCATGTTGTCAAAGGAGATGTCGGGCATCTGCGCCTGAGACCAGAACATATTGAGGAGTGTGGTGACGTGGTATTTAAGGGCTTCGATGGCTTGCGTCCAAGACACATAGGACACATCGCCTCCATTCTCCACACGATAGACACGCCGCGTCTCGCCTTTGTCCTCCATACCTTTGACCTGTCCTGCCACCTTTAGAACTGGCGCGGAGTTATAGGCTATCACATCGGAGTTTCGGGACATGGTGTATTCTATTTCCTCACGTATCACGGTAAGACCATCCCAAATGGGGCGATTGCGATAGACATAGACGCCGGGGATTTTCATCAGCTGAATGTCGGGGTTGCGGTCTGTCTCTTTCCACTCGCCGCCCTCCAAACGCCACTTTATGCGTGCGGAGTCGGTGTAGGTCTCGAAGTAACGTATGCGGTCAAGCCCGGACTGCACATAGTATTCCAATGACATTGCGGACATCTCGCCGTACTCGTCGATGAGAGGCCACAGGCGCGTGCCGTCCATCGGGGAGAAAGTCTTGCATTTCAGTTTGTAGTTGGAGTCAAAGCCGTAGACGCTGTTTTTGCGGCGCACGGTGTACCAAAGCGTGAACAGCTCGCAGGTGGAGAAATAGAGCGATGCACGTTTGAGGTTCTCGGTGTCGATGCGGGCGACCTTGTAGATGGCTTCGATGGCTTTCGTTATCTCTCGCCGCTGTTTACTGCCGTTTATATTATGGTAAAGGCGTCGGACGGGCGTTGCGAACATAAACTCCGACATACGCCGTGTAAGCAGGCGCTCAAGTCCGAAAGAAATACGAGACGCTGGCTCAATGGCTATCACGTTGCCCTGCTTGTCCCTACGCATCTTGTCCTTGCGGGCGATGCGGTCGCGCATGATTTTGTGGAACTTAGGCTCGTAGTCTTTCAAGAGCCTCGGCCATGACAGTATGTCTATGGACTTTTGGCGCAGTAGATTAATCGCTGCGTTGGGTGTTTGGGTGAGAATTTCCTGTATATCTGCCATAAAACGAAGATTTTGCGACAAAAATACAACAAAGTTTCGTAAATGTGCGTTTACTTTACGATAAAGTTACGTATATTTGTCCGCAGAAAACTATTTACAGAGGTAAAAAGATTAATCAGGATAACAATTTCAAAACTTATGGACAGAAAGCAGCAAATTTACGCCGCATTGAAACCGAAAGTTAAGTCTTTCGGTTTCACGAAGAAAGAGCTGATGAGTGTCGCAGGCATCATTGACGACAATCTCACTCTTCCAGATGACGCAAAGGACGAAGATGTTACAAATGCCATTGATGAGCAGATTGAGGCAGTTGTTCCGGTCTTGAAGTTCGGTCAGTCGTACGCAAGCAGGATTATTGATGCTAACAAACCCGACCCGAAGAAGAAGCCGAAAGAGGACGGCAACGGAGATGATGACGATGATGACAACTCGCCAGCAGACCCGAAACCGAAAGCTGACGACAAGGGCGACAGTGAGACGCTGAAGCTCCTCAAATCTCTCTCTGAGAAGTTTGAGAAAGTGGAAAGCGAACTCTCCGCCATAAAGACGGGTAAGGCCACTGAGACACGCAGGTCGAAGATTGAAGCCAAAGTCAAAGGCTTGGGCGAATATGGAAAGCAAATCCTAAAGAACTTCGACCACATGAGTTTCAAGGACGAGGACGACTTCGAGGAATACTCCACCGATGTTGACGAGGGCATAAAAGCCTACAACAAGGAGAGGACTGAGAAAGGTCTTGACGCACTTGGGGCGAGTGCCGCTGGTGGAAGCAAGGGTGGCGACCATAAGAAAGAGCTTTCAGATGAGGACATCGACAAGCTCGTAAATGGAATAAATTAACAAATAACATCTTTAAATTATGACAAATGTAATCAATATGGGTAAGTCCGAAGCGTATGACGCTGGCAACGACCCGATTATTGTGAGAAACGCTCTCAACGCCAAGACAAAGGGTGTCATGCTTGATGTGTCCGACTACACGTTGGATGTCATACAGGCGGGACAGGTAATCATCGGCAAGGACGGTGCTTACAAACCGATGCCTATCAGCGACGGAGCGTATGGAACACTGCCAGAGGGCTACGCATACGCAGGTATAGCGGTCGCCACGGTGGTGAAAGAGAAGCCCTTTGTGGGTATGCTGAACATGGGAGAGGTGAACGATGCGGCTCTTCCTTACTCTATTGACACTATCAAGTCTGCGATACAGACGGCACTGCCCGCCCTGTATTTCGACCACGACTAAGGTTCTTACTAAGGTAAAAAGATTAAAGGATAACAATTATGAATGAAAGTTTATTTGCGCAGTACATAGAGACTTTCTATCCGAAGTTGCAGACTATCGTTACGAAAGTCAACGAGAAGCGCACTAAGGAGGAGGCTCTTCCGTACTACCACAAGAACACAAGCATCCTGCGTCGTGTGTACAGCCCTGACAACAAGTGGAAGACGACACAGGTGAACACCCAGTATGTAGCAGCGGACTACGTTGCTATGGATAGCCCCCTGCCATTGATGAAGCGCGACACGTTCAAGTCGAACAGCGGCGAACTTCCGAAGCAGGGTATCAAGCGTAAGAGAGGCGAGACCGACATCAAGCAGCTTCAGATTATGGAGTTGCAGGGCAACGCGCCAGAGATTGTCCGTGTGCTGACAAATGATGCCGTATTCTGCTCGACAGGTATTGACGAGAGAAACGAGTACGCTTTCTTGAAAGGTCTGTATGACGGTTGCGTTGATGTGCAGGACGCAGAGGGTTCTGACAACACTATCATGCGTGTGTCGTACAACTACCTTGACAGCCACATCTTCGGCGTGAGCGAAAGGGGGGTGCTGACCATTGACGACATCCGCAATGTCATTGAGAGTGCGGACGAGGACGGTAATCCGATTGACAAGATTTGGATTGACAAGTCAGTGTATGACGCATTGCGCCAGACTGACGGTGCTAAGGAACTTGCGGCTAACTACCGTGGCTTGACCTACACATCAGCCACGAAGTTGCCAGTGCCTATCCCATCGCTCTTTGACGAGGCTTTCGCCGATGAGTTCGGTGGCATCTCTTTCGAGAAAGTGAACCGTAAAGTCCTTATGGAGAAAAACGGAACACGCAAGTACGTTAAGCCCTTCGGCAAGGAAAGGGTCATCTTCTGCTCTAACACCATGCTTGGCGCACTCGTTTACGGACGATGCGCAGAGGCTGACAATCATGTCGAGGGCGTGCAGTACCAAGAGGTTGACGGCTACAAGCTCATCTCGCAGTACAGCAAGAACGAACCGTCTTTGCAGGAAATCTGCTCTGCGCAGTCATTCTCTCTGCCTGTCATTGAGGACACCGAGGGCATTTATGTCCTCTCACTCACCGAGACACAGGCTGTTGACGAGACCGCTGAAACAGCGGACACGAGTGATGAGTATGTAACCGTTCTTGGCAACAAGTATCAGAAAGCTAAGTTCATCATGGTATTGCAGAACTACACGACCATAGCTGACGGCGCTACCGACAAGGAGGTTGTGGCTGCGGTTAACAAGCTGACAAAGGCTGAGCAGACTGACTTGAAGACATTAACGAAGAGTTATATAGCCTCTTAAACTGAATATGTGCGATGAAGACAATACGGCAAGCCCTGATTGACGAGATACATTTTCCGCTGGACTACGACGGGATGAAGTTCTACGAGAACAAGCTCATCTATCGTGGTCTTAACGGTGATGACGAGTTCACGGCTGAGGTCGCCCACTCTAAGGAGTGGATAGGGGCTGTAGCCGATTGTCTTTCCTCTATCATCGTTGCCCCGAACTTCAATGAAGCCGATAAGTCTGTTTACATGTATGAGGGTGAGAAAGAGCTTATCCTGAAGCAAGCGAACAAACTGTACGCCTCCATTGGAGAAGACGAGAACATGATTGATGCGCCGATGGTTTACATAAACGACTTCTAAATGGCAATAGTTGAAATGCGCAGGCATGTCCTCTACGCCGAGCAGGAAACTGGCGGCTATGAGGATGAGAACGGCAACTACCACGCAGGCACCACCGAATGGGTCGGAGGCTGGGTGTGCGATGTAGTCCCCACTACGAAGTCAACGGATGTCATTTATGAGGATGGTGAAGACCACCATTATACATTCATCGTCTATATGCACCCATTGCTCAATGATGCAATCGTAAAGGGTACTAAGGTAAAATTGTTGCGCGAGGGACAGGAGCATATTCTGAAAGTCATAAGCACCCGACCGTACAAGCACCAACTGAAAGTTTACATAGGCTGATGCCCAAATCTGTTGACATAAGGACGTTCACCAAAACGGTGATGCAAGTCCTCAATGAGGAGCTGAAGAGGGCGTTGGCGGTGTTGGGCGAGGAGTGTGTGATACGCATACGCAACCGCTCGGAAGCAGACAGTTGGATAGACCACACGGGAAACCTGCGCAGCTCCATTGGCTACGGTGTCGTTGAGAACGGTATTGTTGACAATGCCAACTCATCAAGTTTCCAACAGATACCGGCAAAGGAAAATCCGCAAAACAGACCTCTCAATGGAGGGCAGAAAGGGCGTGATTACCTTAATGACAAGGCTAAGGATATAGCGCAATACCCTCTTGGGTTGGTGGTCGTGGCGGGCATGGAATACGCAATCTATGTGGAAGCGTTACAGAACAAGGATGTCATTGGCAACACCAAGATATGGGCGAGCCAGAACCTCAGAAGCAGGATTGAGGGTGCTATGACAAGAGCGACAGCGAGACTTCAACAAATGGTTCAATGAAGACAGTTGACGATATAACACAGGATGTTTACGACCTCATAAAAGGCAGTGAGCTACACAAGGAAATAAAAGGAAAGCTCTGCAAGACACAGAGACCTCTTGACTCACGGGATGAGGACATAACGATTGCCGTGTCAGCCAACCAAAATGGGCAGATACAGGAGGCTTACGTGAACGTCAACATCTACGTTCCCGACCTGTTCGCGGAACAGAGGTATATCGTTGACAGTCTGAGGGCTTCAAAATTGGAGCGCCTTGCCGCTGACCTCTTCGATGTTTACAACAGCCATGACAGCTACCGCATAACGTTGGAAAGCCAGACGCTGCTGTATTTCGAGAACAACAAAGAACACATTATCAACAATCGGCTGCTATACAGGCAGTCAAACGAGTAACAATTAAGAAAGGATAACATTATGGCATTTATCGGATGGGGTAAGCCCCGAATACTGTTTAAAGACCTCGATGCGACAAACTCTTCTTGGCAGGAAATGCCTACGCCAGTGGAAAACTCCACGGAATTGTCAACCGAAAAGGGCGACAAGAAAGAGGCCACCATAGAGGGCGGAGAGAACGAGGATGTGAAGTACAACAAGAACACATATGCGTTGACGTGTCAGGTTCGTGCGGCTAAGGGTCGCAAGTGTCCTATCTCCCACACAGACGGTGTTGTTGACCACAACTTCGCAGTTGTTGTGCAGCCCGAAGACCCTATGGTTCAAGGCGTGTGCATCTTGAAGTCAGCCGTGTCCGTTGAGGACGCTTTCTCTACAGAAGAGGGTGGGAGTTGGACGTTCACCTTTGACGCTATCAAGAAAGCCACGAACTTCAAGCAAGTCTATTGGGGTGTCATTGCAATCACGGAGGCTGACGGCGCTATTTCTAAGGTAACGTGCGACCCCGAAGAGACAGAAGGCACAACGGATATGTTCGACTGCTCAACAGGCGAGGTTATAGCAGCATAAAGGAATTATCGTTATTCCAAGAATAATCAATCAAGGCGCAGGTTGGGTGGTTGGAGAAACCAGCCAACCTGCTTTTCTTTTAAAGCTGTAATATTATGACCGATGACGATAAGCGCATAATACAAGACATTAACGATGTGATAGTCTCTCTCCCAAAGGAATTTGAAATGGAGGGTGAGACATTTCGCATTTACCCCGTAACTCTCGGAAAGCAATACTTACTTGCGCCGCTGTATGAGCAGTTGGGTATATCCAACGAGATAGCGCAGATTGACCCTACGTTAGAGATGATGCGTGTCGTGGAGGATAAGCGCGATGTCGTTTGCAGGATAATATCGTACAGCACCTTTGACAAGAAGGAGGACATCGGCAATGCTTCCGTTGTCTTGAAACGTGCCGATTTCTTTAAGGAGAAGGGTAGCATACAGGACTTGACAAAGCTGTTGCTCGTGATAATGAGGCAGGACAATATCAAGGAGATGCAGGACTACCTCGGCATAACGAAAGAGCATGAGATGATAGCGAAGTGCAGCAAGGCGAGGGATAAAAGTTCCTCGTTGGACTTCTGCGGCAAGAGCGTGTTCGGGTCGCTGATTGTTTCAGCTTGCGAGAAGCTGAATCTTACTCCCATGCAGGTCATTTGGGGCATAAGCTACAGCCTATTGCGTATGCTGATGTCTGACGCTCCTGTTACGGTTTATCTCTCTGACAAGGAGAGAAAGAGGGTACACATACCTACCGACCGCTCACGCATCAACGCCGATACTAAGGAGGGTATGGAACAGATAAAGAGGATGAATTGGGATTAAGGCTATGAGTGTTGATTTCAGAATAGTTATAGAGACAAGAGAGGCTACGAGAAACCTCAACAACATAAACAGTGCCGTTGACCAGACATCGGCGAAGTTCAAGGATTTGAATGGCACGTTAAAGAGCGTTACCGATATGCTGAAAAGCACGGCTTTGGCTTTTGGTGCCGGTCTTGGAATAAAGGAACTGATTGGGAACATCGTGCAATTACGAGGTCAGTTCCAGCAGGTAGAGGTGTCTATGGCAACCTTGCTTGGCAGTGCGTCAAAAGCCACTGAACTCATAGAACAGATGAAGCGTACAGCCGTAGAAACCCCTTTCAGCTATATGGATGTTGCGGAGGGCGCAAAGCAGCTATTGGCGTATGGTGTCGCTGCCGATGAAGTGAATGAGACGTTGAAAAATTTGGGCGACATCGCCGCGGGTATGGGGCGTAACCTCAATGAGCTTATCTTCCTCTATGGTACTACAATAAGGCAGAACCACATGTACACCGTGGACTTGCGGCAGTTCCTCGGTAGAGGTATTCCTATCGGTGAGTATCTTGCGGAGCAACTGGGCATTGCTGAGGACAAACTGCAAGAATTTGTGCGTGCAGGAAAGGTAACGGCAGAAGTCTTTGATGCGGCTATAAGGAAAATGGCGAATACGAAGTTTACCAACCTCATGGAGAAGCAGTCAGAGACCATCACTGGACGCATTGAAAAGATAAAGGACACCATTGAGATTGCCTTTGCCGACATAGGACAAGCTAACGAGGGGCTTATCAACGGCACGTTGGATGCGATTTCCACCATTGTCGCCAATTATAGGGCGATAGGTACTGCTGTCGCTTCCGCTGCTGCGGCGTATGGTGGATATAAGGTTGCGGTCATGGCTTGTATAGCGATAGAAAAGGCTTCAACCACCATAAGAGCGGCAAGTGCAATCGCCTTACGAGCGTTGTCTATAGCCTATGTTCAAGCAACAACTACAACGAAAGCCCTTACTACTGCCCAAGTTCTATTGAACAAAGCCATAGCGAAGAACCCTTATATAATGATAGGCACGGCTGTGGCTGCTCTTGCAGCTGGTATCGCATACCTTGCGACAAAGGAGGATGAGACATCTAAGGCTATCCGTATGCACAATGAGCATATGAGAGAAGAGAAGCAGAGGATGGAAGACCAAAAAGAAGCTACAAACGAACTCATCGCTGTATATTCAAACCTGTCAAACGCCGACGATATAAGAGAACAAGCGTTGCAAAGGCTTATACTGATGTATCCAAAGGTTTTCGAGCAATATAAGGCTGAGGGTGATTATCTGCAGCATCTCGCCGAAATAAAAAAAGGCATCGCACAGTATGATGCCCATCAAGCAACCGTCAGCGCACAAATGGCGTTGAACCTTAATCGGCAAGATATTGCGATTCTTGAAAAGAGTATAAAAGATGAGAGGGCAAAAATGGATAAAGATGAGGGTAAATATCGCAATATGTATTTAACTCGCATCGCCAAGATGCAGACGCAATTGGATAATGCTAATGCACTCACCAAAACGCTTCAAGCAGAACTTAAGAAAGCCAAATTATTTGAGGACGCACAATATCTTGATACGAAGACCGACGAGCAATTAAGGAGGTCTGCGAAAGTGCTAAAATCTGCCGCAAACCAACTCGAAGGATACCAAATGCTTGGTAATGCCGAAAAGAAATTGGGAAAAACTGGAACAAAAGCGCAAAGGACGAAATATATAAAGCTCTATGACGGTAATATCGTTAATTTGGATGAGGCGAGGGAACTTTATTCCGCTTATCAAGCAGAATTAGAAAACAGAAAACCTCAACCATCATTGTATGGCGCACGGCAGAAGAATGCCACTGACTTAAAGTCAGCTAAGAACGCAATGCGTAATGCTGAGGCCAACTCAAAGAAAGCAGGCTCTCTTGCTGAGTACCAAGAAGCGAAAACCGATTACGAAAAAGCCCAAAAGGAATACAAGGCACTGAACAATCAAACCTTAAAGCAGCAATCGCAAGCCTCTCAAAAGGCGTATAATAATATGATTTCTGCCGAGCAGAATTATATCAATGCGAGAAAGAAATTGCTGGAACAGCAAGAAGAGCTGGCGCAAAAACTGCTTGAAATAGACAATGAGACGGAACAGGCTCGCATCGACCAGATGGATGACGGCGTAAAGAAGACCATCAAGCAAGCGGAACTGAACGCAAAGAAAGAGAAAGCTGCTCTCGACAAGGAAAGAGAAGAATACCGAAAGGCTCTTGCCAAAGAACAATTCTTGAAAGAGCAAGAAGATGCCTCAAAGAAAAAAACGGGCAAGAAGACCGTGAAGAAAGACTTTGAGGTCGAATGGTTTGACGAAGAACAGAAAGGAGCTAAGAGCAAATACGCCAACATTGATGTCGGGGAAGAGTTCACTAAATATTACGATGAAAAATCCAAGGCTATTAACAAGCCCGTCCAAGATGCTTACAAGTCTGAAGCCGATGCGATGCGCGAGTACCTAAAGGAGTACGGCACGTTCAACCAGCAAAAACTCGCCATCGCCGAGGAGTATGCAGAGAAGATAAAGAAAGCGCAAGAGAGTGGAGACTACGTGGAGGAGGCGAAGCTAAGGAAGCAGCAGGAAGCCGAGGTACAATCCGTGAACGTGGCGGCATTGAAGCAAGAGATTGATTGGAGCGGCGTGCTGGGCGAGTTCGGCAACCTTTTCCAAGAACAGCTGAAGCCGCAACTTGACAAGCTCGAAAAATACGCGTCTTCCGAAGAGTTTAAAAATGCGTCAGTACAAGACCAACAGACGATATACGACCTTATAAGCCAACTCAAAGAGGCTACCTCTGATGGTTGGAGCGGAATGTTCAAAGACTTGGGCACTGCCACTAACGAACTGAGGGATGCGCAAATAAGAGAGAAAGAAGCCAAAGAAGCCTCCATAGAAGCCGACAAGGAGCTTGAAGAAGCCAAGAAGCGCAATACCGACAAGTACGGGAATGTGAACGTAGAGGCGCAAGAGGTTAAAGACGCTTTCAGCAAGGCCTCAGAGGCTGCTGACGAGCTTGCTAATGCGACGCAGAACGTAAAAGACAAGCAGAACGAGCTGACTGATGCCGCCACACGTGTAAGGACCAATATGGAAAACCTCACAAGTGGGCTGCAAGGTCTTGGCAGCGGATCGTTGAGCGGCGTATGGGGTGGCATGAAAAACATCGCAAACGTCTTCGGGAACAACGACCTATCGTCTGACTTGGCAAAAAGTCTCGCAAAGACGGTTGGCGGTGCTTTTGGTACGGCG